ATATAAAGGTAACCAATCTGTACTAGCTGAAATTGCATATGGCGCAGTAAACCCAGACGATGAAAAATGAGATATCCATACCCTACCATAGTCACTACTACCTGAATACGAACTAGTACGTTCAATTGTAATCCCAGACATTATCGCTGTATCCAAAGCTGTTTCACGTACACTCAATATTGGCATGGAATTTTTAACTGCTGGTTGAAAACGTATTTCACGTGTTACTGCAGCCGCTCTTCCATTTGTCGAATCCGTAATACCTGAGTTCCAATTACCACTAGCAGTAAAATATTGTACTGGATAATAAATAATTGACCCAGAAACTGTATCCGCTGTATATGAACTAGATATGTATAACTTATATACGAACCGATCTTCAATTAAAGCTGGTGTATCTGCATCTGGATGCGGTCCACCATACTCACGTATACTTAATAACGTTTGCGGAATTCCATACACATTCATCAATGCTTTTACAGACCTTGCAGTTCCTTTAGTTTTAAGTAAATAAGGCAAATTATTAACAACACGACGCCAAATTTCAGTAGTTATATCATTATCTGATTTACTAAATAAACTACCAGTTGATGTAAAACTACCACTATCATTAATACCTAATTTATACTGCCATAAACTAGATGCTTGACGACCATTTGCTAATTTCCAGCCCATAGATTGCGCTATTTCATATAACGCTTCTTTATCCATTCCTAATTTAGGTTGTTCTTCTGGTCGGTATGTTCTAGTTAATGCATTAATGTACGTATAAAGTATATCAAAATGCTGGCCTATCATGTTTACAAATAATTCATATTCACTATTATTTGCATCGTTACGTATATGTTCTGGTATTGTTTTTATCAATGCATTTGCATTTTCTATATCGTAAAAAGATGCCGTTGATAAAAATCCATTATACCAAGCTTGGCCTAAAGCACTTGCAGTTGTATGAACATAATAAACACTGCCAGATAAATACTTAGGCCATGGAGTTAACGCATACGTATCGGCTCCTATAAAACTACCAGATGTGCCATGTGTTGTTAAACTTGCAGTAGGCTCATAATACAGCCAACGTTCAAAATTATCAAACGTACCTAATAGATTTTGTTTTTGATTATTATAATTAGTTATGTTATTTGCAAATGTAGTATCATCACCAGTTGCATCATTCAATGTAGTTAACTGTGAATCATAATATTCTAATAAATCTAATTTGTATTTAAAGTTTGCTAAACGTTCGTAAGCCGAACCATAGAATACAAAGTTATCAAACGCTGTATAATCGATACCAATATTTAAACTTTCCAGCGATCCTGAAAAATAACTATTAATTATCTGTTGTGATGATGCTAAGTTAGTATTTAATAATTGTGTCCAATTTTTGAATTCTGTTTCAGTGATAGTATTATAATTACTTTCAATTTCAAAATTTGGTCCACGTAATGTGCTTATTTGACTATCCGGCGCCGTACTATTCATTTGTATATTATCAATATACGTATCGGCTAATTCTTCAACTAACCATAATGTATCATTTACAATAATATCATCTGATAAAGGAGAATATAGACGAACAACCATACTATTTGGTGTTGTCCATTCACGTTGGTTGATAATTTTATAAACGCGATTAAAGCCAAAATTTAAAGCAATATCTCCGTCAAATGCACTTGCATATTCACCAAAATACTTGTCAATAGCGCCATCGTATATATATTCAACAGATTCATCTGTAAAAAATAATTGTATTAACGCCTCGCGCCGGTCTGGGGATATTTCTTTAACTTGTAATACAGGTGACTGACTATTACCAATTAAATTTGAATAAATGTTTGTGGCTACTTCAAAATAACCACGTGGTATATTCAATTGTGCTAATGTTGCCGCATAATCAATTTGTATTTTATCTTTGTTTAATTTATATGCAGATGTATCGCCACCAACTAAATATTCACCATTTTGTGAATAAACATGAACCTCAACAGATAAATTATCTTTAACAGTTATTGTTCGCGAATCCAACATTAAAGATGGTAGTATATCATCATTCCAAATAATACCACGTTGTAATCCATTATTAGATAAAATACTATCTTTGTTTGAAAATCTTTCTAATGACATAATTAATCTTCATCTTCTGTTGGTAAATAATTATCAAAAGTTTTACCTGGTAAATAACTACTAATTATTGATTTTGCTGATTCTGGCCATTGTATACCATACTTACCTTTTGATCCGACATTATCATAAACAATTTTTCTAAAATTTTCAACGGCATCATACATCGCTGTTAATTGTTGTCTGATTAATGAATCAATTTCTCCGGTTGTATTAATACAATATTGTAAATCATCATTATTAATATTATTTAAAAAAGTGTAAAACTCCATTATACTAGTATAAATATCAGATAATTCAGAAGCTTCTGTTGCATTAAGTAAACGTTGATCAATTGTTAATAATAAGTCAGACGCTTGAGCTATTGTTTCACGTAATTCGCTAATTACAGCATCTGCATATGTTAATCTATTACGTACTCCACTGTTAGTAATTCTTTCTTCTAGAACTTTGGCAATCATTAAATTAACATACTCGCCGCGTTTCATTAATTTTTTAAATCGCGTGTTATCCGAGTTTCTAGGTAATTGATATTTGCCAACATTATCTAATTCACGCAATTCCGATACTGCCCAAATTCCACCAGCTATTAATAACGCACCAGCTGCAACCGCTGTTCCAACCGGTACAAATGCGGCAGTTGCACCAGCAACTGTACCGCCTACACCGAGTGCTCCTATACCCGTAGTAGCTGCTACTACACCAGCTGCTCCAGCGGCAGCACCGGCTCCTAAAGCTCCAATTCCTAAACCAGATAATATAGACCCGCCAGTACCATCTGACACATTAACATCTATTCCAGCTTCGCCGTTTGGGTCAACAACAACACCCCAATTTGTATGATTTACTAACTTATCTTCTTGATCACGGCCAATATTTAATGTAATTATATTGGCTTTTTCAATTAACGAAAATAGATTTTTTTCTTCTTCTTTTGTTTTTAGTTCATCTTTTTTCTTTTTAACAAATTTCCAATAATCACCAGCATTAATAATTTTATATGCGGGACAATTATCTCCTAACATTTTTACAAAATAACTTTCATATGTACCACTTTGTATACCATTTAATCTGTTACGAAATTCTTCAGTTTTTGTAGCCAACATTGGCCAATATTCCAAAATTTGTTCTTTAATGCTATCAAATTCTGCTTGTTCTGCAGCTTGCATTTGTAGTTTATCTAATTGAGATTGTTTATAATATCGTATACTACCTTTTGGCTCATATGGGTTTAAATATTCAATATCAAACGGTTGTCCATTATTACTTTGATTGTTTATATAATCTTCATATTCTAAAGGGTCCAAACGGTTTATTTCAGCAATATGAGCAAAATCGTCCCAAACGGCAGATGGCCTTTCATCTTCCTGTACATGAAGCACTGTCATTCCGCCTTGTTCTACAAGTAAATTTAGATAACCACGTTCGCCATACTTACCTTGACCTGGTTGAAAATCTTTAAAACTATAACCATTTAACTGTGCATACGTTTCCAAAACCCTTCCGCCACCATTACTGCCAAATTCGATTCCTTTCCAATAACCATTAATCATTAAGCGGGCGCCTAATACTAAGTCATCTGTAACGATTGATTGATTTCCGACAACTGTGTCATTATTATACGGTACTGGCCAACTGTCAATAACCATTTTACCTTCGTACTTTGCTCGAAGTTTTTCTTTATAAGTTTGTCCTTGAAATGCCAAATCAAAATATCTATCATTTGGATCTTCGTCTATATAAACATCAGATGCACCAATACCACGATATCCAATTGGTTTTAAATAATCTCCTGGGTCACGTTTAAATGGTGCTTTTGGCCTATATCCACTTTCAAATCGCACACGTTCATTCCAATCTAATGTACGATCTGATAACTTACGAAAATTAAATTCTTCTATAGGATTCTGTTGCTCGTTTGGTGTTAAGTCTCCTACAAATTTACCATCAAATATCATATCAAAGTTTCGCATATCATCAGTAGAAGCTTCACGTATTGTAGTATATGTTAAACCACGTTCAACAAGCATCACTTCTAAAGTTTTATAATTTGGTATCGGATATGCTATGTCATTATCAATATAATAAACACAGAATATATTCGAAGCTATATCATCAGATGTTGATAAATTATTAATATTTTCTGGGCCACGTGTTATATATTCATGATGAAAGTCTGAAGGATTAAGTTGTATTTCTTTTGGTATTAGAAATAATCCAGTTGTTGTAGGTTGTCGTAATTGACCTGGTTGTGTAAAATAGTTCCATTCATCATCTAATAAATCATCAAGTTCAGTTTCATTGACAGTTGGAATAGATTTGTTAATAGGATATTCAGTATATTCAGTTACGTCTTTATAAACCGTAACTACATTACTATCATTACGACTAGCTTTTACTGTATTAGAATCGGTGGCAGATATAATTGGCTGCGTAGTAGCTGTTAACTGTTCTGGTGTGAGATATCCATTTTTATAATATAGATCATTTGGGAAATCTGCTTGCATTATTTCTAATAACGCTTTTGATTCGTCATACGTTTGAATATTTTCTTTTCTTTGTGTAAATCTATTTGTAGCCATTATCTAACAACCTTAAAATAAAATCCATTGTCATGAATTTGAATGTCATTTGCTGTACGCTGAATTTTTAATTCTATTTTATAGAATCGTTCTGGCATAAATGTATTTAGTCGTAAGTTAAAGAAACTACCATTACTATCACATGAAATTTTTGTTGCATTGTCATCATATGGTATAATAGTCTCATTTGTCACAGCATCTTTAATACTATAATAACTTGCCGATGGTAATACATTTTGTGTAAAATAATACGAACTAGTTGCATATGCTCGATTTGGATACATTGGTCGAATACCTACATCAAATCTTACACGTTCTGTTTCTCTATAACTTTCATGTAAATTAGAAATGTAAACTGTATAGTTACTAGTATTAATTACACTATTGCTCCCAGTTGTATATGATGTATCATTCCAAGCAACTTCAAGTCTAGGAACATAAATGGTATTTGTATCAACGCCATAAAACTTAATACTACCTAATATATCACCAGACCGTTCATCTGCCTTACTACGTTTAATTATAAATCCATGATTAGGAATATCCTGGGCAATCCAACGTTTAACAATATCTGTTACGTCCATTCTTACGTCCGGCTGCTCATATGAAAATGATTGACTGGCTTCATATGTCGACCCGGTAATCCATGTACCACCGCCTAGTAACTCTGTAGTGCTTGTATCATTTTTACTATGAGCTGAACCCGTATTCCATCGTGTTGCTTGATCTTCATTATCACGATAATACCAACTAGCGCCATTTCTTATTTCTGGTACATCATTGTAATTACCATTACCATTCGTCCATGATTGTGAAACTGGAAATGCATAAATAGTATAATCAGTTGGCAAATCATTTGCATTGGCAGCTCTTAAATTCAAATATACAGATGCAGAATTATTAGCACTACTACCAATTGGCGGAATTAGTCCAGTGTTGATAGCTGTACGTATGTTAGTTATTTGTGCTCCAAAGTCAATTAATATACGCGTGTTATGAGTATTATCTTGTACTACCTTTTCTAACTTACTGCCAGACGCAATTTTTGTTAGTTCTATAATGCTATCTATACCTGTGTTACGGTTAGGATAACGTTCATATAATGTAGTATCTCTTTCGGCAAAATATAAATGATACATATGTACACTTTAGTTTTTATGGTTTAACAACACGACCCTTGATATCAGAGTTTACATATTTTATTTCAAATATACATGGATCTAGACTAGGATATATAATACTATTTTTGGTAGCTGCTTGAATATCATAAACATTACCTGAGTAACCACTATTAGTGTCATATAAATTCACTACTTCAAAGTTAGCGACACTTTGTACCATTGATAATGAATCCAATTCACTAATAACATTTGACACATTAATTGTTCCGTTAATTTGCATTCGATCATTATTAAACAATTGTTTTAATCGATTAACACATTGTAAAATAGCTTCGTTACTATTAACAGATGGCTTTGGTACAATTTCAAAATTAATGCCAATATTAATTATGTATGCTGTTTTAATATTAATAGCATCTGTTAACATACGGAAATTTGATAAATATGTACGTAAATTTTCACGTAATGCTTTATTTGGTGTAGTAAAGTTTTTATTACTATCATATGATAATGTATATAGATTTAATGCTAATGGATTTGATATGGTATCTCGAGGATAGTCACGATCATTTGTATCTTGTTGAGTATCTTGAATAATATATGCTTTTTCAATAGATCCATATTTTGGAGGCATTGTATAACAACGAGCTATATAATCTTCACGTGTAATTGCTCTATTTTGAGCTGCAAAGTTTGCAATTGCATTTTGACGTATATTATCTAACGTGTCACGCTCTGCTGCGCCGCGGGCTGGCTCTGGATTATTGACTGCTAGTGATGCTTTTGTACTAGTTAAGTCAATAGTATTTATCTGATTGGCATAAGTAATACTGGCAAAATCTATTAATGTTATTGTATTTGCCCCAACATTATCTCCAACTCCTCCACCAATACTATAATTTACAGTTAATGTAGTATCACTTGGAGCTAATCCATATGTACTTGTATACAAAAAGTTTGTCGGATCAATATTACTTGTTGTTATACGTTCTAAATATTCTAAGCCCATCCCAATATTTTTTGGATTTGGAATTATTTCTTCATCTGAGTCAGAACTAATACCCGAACCAAATTGTAATTCGGTACGATAATCTGCTCTTACTCGAGAAACAAAACGACGCGCTGAACGTCTTAATTTTAAAATATACGGTACTGTACTACGGTATACTGACAATTCAGGATCATTAAATGGAATATTTTCAACGTCTTCAAATACAGTATCCTGTGCCAAATAATCTACTTGATACCATACGTTATTCTCTGAATCAGTTACATTGATAATATCTAATACATTAGTATCAGGTAATGTAATTTTATCATAAGGCTTTGCATCATTAAAAATATATGAGGCTGTTTTAATTAAACCAGAAATTGCTGGTACAGACTTTTTAAACAAGTAATACGTCACATCACCAGATTCACTCACACTATACACACTTATATCCAAAGGACTAGAAGCGGTTGACTGATTAAAATCAACGGGTTGTAATGTTCTAAATGATTTATCATCTGATGTTTTCACAATCATGCCAGCATTTATTGTCAATGCATATCGATAATCCGGCTGAGCATTTTGGCCAGACCCAATCGCTGGAACTAATTGAAATACATCAACATTCACGTATGCTGGGGAGTTTAATTTTGGTTTATATCCAAACAACTGTGACAACATTAAAACATTTGCATCTTCTTGAGCTGTAGATAAAACAGATTCACGAAATTGCTGATCGGCATAATATGATAAAACATCACCTACATATGAAGCCATTTCAATAAACATCATACCAGGTGACGATTCATTAAAATCAGAATATGTGTTTGGAAAATACTGCTTGGTGAAGTTTATTAAGTTTTGTCTAAACTGAGCAAAATCTTTGTTTGTATATTTTATATCTTTTTTAACTAAATCCATATTACCTTTAGCTTATAGCAGTTAATTGTGTAACAGTTGGTGTATTAACTAATTGTAAACTATTTTCATTAGCTAGTATATTAATAACTTGATTAGCTCCAGCTTCTGTAACAGAAAAATACAATCTTATTAAAATTGAATAACTGTCTTGAATTTGTAATATATCAATATTTTGTATAACAATATATGGTAACCAAAAATTAATACTGTCTGTTAATTCATTTTCTATAGTATCTGACAAGTCATCTACATTTTGTTCAAATATTAAACGCTGTAATGATGTTCCAAAGTTTGGCTGCATTACACGTTCACCTTTAACAGTTAATAATAAATTTTTCAAATTACTAATTGACTGTTCTTCTGTTGAATATGATTGATTAAATACTCCTTTACCACTAACACTTGCATCATAACCAGATAATGATGTTGATCGAGAATTAGCTCCTTTATTAAAAGGCAGAGTAACTCCAATGCTTTTATCAGGCATTGTATTGATAGTTTGATATTGATAAATTGTACGAGCCATTTATTACTTTAAGCCTTTCTTTTTATCAATTGCTTTCATTAAAGCAGAATAATCTTTGGTCATGGCATTAACAGCTGTTGCAACTTGTTCATTTGCCATATTTACTGGACGACCATCAATATCAGTCTGAGGAGCAATATATGGTACATTACTATCACCGTTACTACGCATGCCGCCAAAAGCTTGAGCCATTTCTGATTTAAAATTTATAGTAGCCCATTCATCAGCTGGCAAAGTGGCAGTTTCATTTAACAAATCATTTAACATTGGGTCTTTAGAAAATGTTTTACGTTCATGATGTCTAGATGTTTGAAGGTTTGCCATTTGTTCTAATTCCAGTCCATGGGTAATAGTTTTCTTATGATCGGTTTTATTCTCTGATAACATTCTCTTCATCTCAGTACGAACAGCTGCTTGTACTTCTTCACGTATAACTTTACGTAGCGTATTAATAAATCCTTTAGTATCCATAGTATTTCTTTATTTTATATAAATATGTTACTGCTTTAGAGTTGCGATTGTTGCAGTAACATTGGACAATTGCGATGTAATAGATGATAATTGACTAGTTATAACAGGTGTACCAGATGATAATGTTGCAGGACTGGGTAAAACAATACCCAATGCACTTAATGCCGTAACGGCTGGTAAGTCAGAAATTGCCGCGGTATTAATTAATGTTGTTAATGCAGTTACTTGTGCAGTTAACTGAGTTAATTGTTGCTGCATGATATCAACTTGAGTAAAAAACTTATCCATGTCAACTGCCCATGCTGGAGTAGATATTGAAACGGTACGCTTACCAGATAAAATCACAGCATCATCTTTGGCATTTAATAATATACGAGTGGCATTGCCAATTAACTGTGACTTGTTATAAACAGAAGTGTCTAATAGTCCTAAGGCAAGACGTCTTTGTGACAGTGATAGTTTTATTTGTTGACTTGTAGTTAAATAGATAGACGATTCATCATCATTGACATCTTCAACGTTGTACTGAGTAATATTATTATTTTTTATTCCGTTTGAAATGACAATTAATGGGTCGCCATTTTTAGTACCAGACCATGATGGCGTTAAACTGTATGTTGATAGATTACCTAATACCGATGATGTAAATCTAATAGCGGAGCCGTTACGAGATTGAATTATACGATCGCCTTCATATGGTTGTAAAAAACTTCTATCTTGAATATTAAAGGTTAACGTTTTCTTTTCAGTTGTAGGAATTGCAGATGAGTTACGTAATCCTTGTGATAATGAAACGCCGCCTGACTTAGCAATAGTATTAATATACCCTGGCATTATATTATGATTTAGATTACTAGTACTATTAACAGCTTTAGAATAATAATATTTTGTACGTATACGATCTATGTTTGTATCTGAACCGATTGCTGTATGTAATAAAACATGTTCACCGATTAATGGAACTTCAAAGTCGTTGACATTTAATGGATATGCAAACGTATCTTTTGCTTGTAACGTGTTATTACCAGATTCTTGTAAACGTACTTTTATTGAGCCTTTTGGAAGCGTGTTTCCAAATTTATCAATAGACTCTTTATAAGCAAATGATGTGTCAATTACCTCAGCCGAGATGATCATTATGGCTCCTGGTTATCTTTTAGAGCCTGTATTTCTTTCTCTGCTTCGCGCAATAAACGGTCACGTTCTTCATCCGATAAACCAAATTCACTACCATCATCTAATGTACGATTATTTGCTGAAATTAAACGTTGTACAACTGATGCAAGTTTAACTAAAGCATCATCGTTCTTAACAGAAACTTCAAGATACTCTTTAATCATAGGAACAATTAAAGTAGCATCACCAGTATTTTTTACTAATGGCTGTAACTGTTGTATAAGAGCGTCGATTTGACGAGATTTCTTTTTTGAATTGTGGTATATATCCTTCATTAAGTCTGAGAAGGATGTACCTTTAAAAAGTTCAAATTCTG